ATAAACAAAAAAAAAACAGAAAAAAAATGATGATTTTTTTTTTTTGAATAATTCAGAAAATAAAGATAATAATAATAATTCTAATAAACAAAATAAACCGAAAGAAACTGTTAAACAAAATAAATCGAAAGAAACTGTTAAACAAAATAAGCTGAAAGAAACTGTTAAACAAAATAAGACAAAAGAAACTGTAAAACAAAATAAGACAAAAGAAACTGTTAAACAAAATAAATCAGAAGAAACTGTTAAACAAAATAAATCAGAAGAAACTGTTAAACAAAATAAATTAAAACAACAAAATAAATCAGAAGAAACTGTTAAACAAATTAAATTAAAACAACAAAATAAAAATAAATTAATAGATAATACAGATGATGTAGATTTGGATATAGAAATTGAAGCATTAGAGAGGTCTATAAGATTAGAGGAGGAGAAAAAATTAGAAGAAAAGAAAAATAATGAAAAAGATTCAAAAAAAGCATTAATTAAATTATTAGTAGATGCCAAAAAGAATAAAGAAACAGATGTAAAATCTGATACTTCGGATATATCTACTGAAAAAGAAAATTTTACTTCTTTTAATAAAAATAATAGTGTTTTAGAGTTAAATATAAAGAAAAAAAATAAAAACAATATTCTTACAGATTTAAAACAAGATAAATTATATGAGGATAAAATAATAGAAATACAGAGTAATAATGTTGTTGATAGTGAATGTTTCAATGATTACATGATAAACTTTGAAAATAAGATTAAATTTAGGGATATTAATATTAATGACATACAATTACCTAGAAATACAAAAGAAAATATAATAGAAGGTAAGAATAATAGATTAAAAATTATTATAAATGGAAAGGATAATATAATAGAATTAGAGGAAAATTATTACAATAGAAATGAAATATGTTATTATATAAATGAAGCATTTCAAAATAATAGTATAGATATTAAATGTGGTTTAATTGAAGATAATTTTATATTTAAATCACCTGAAAGATTCAATATGATAAATGAGAGTGATAGTATTTTACCATGTTTAGGATTTAATAAAAATTCATATATTAATAGGAACGAATACAAATCTACAAATATATTAAAACTTGGAGATAATATATTTTATTTAGTGATAGAGAATATATGTAAAGAACCATTATTTTTAATAAATAATGATAATGATGAAATAAAAAAATTAGTAGAATTAAATGAAAATTATGAAGTAGATCATTTAATAATTAAATTTTATAGAACAAAAAATGAAATTATCAAGAATGATTTAGAATATAAATTCTTTTTTGAAAGAGAACATAAAATAGTATTAAATTTTACTTAAAATATCTAAATCTACATTTATTAACTTTTTCATCAGTTAATCTTTTTCGTGTTAGATGATCGAAAGTTTTTCCTTTTAATAATCTTAATATAAAATTAATAGAATAAACTCCACATTCTGAATTACCTTTTTGATGTTGTGTTGGATTATGTCTAATATCAATATCATCAATATTACATGTTTCAAGATAATCTTTAATTCTATTTATAAAATGATTAATTCTTTTTTCAGGTTTTCTTCCATATGAATCACTAAAATAAACTTGTCCTTTTTCTAAATCAGAAAATAAACTAACCCAATGTGAACCACCTTTATAATGTTCATCCAAATTAAAAATAACTCCTAATTTATTTTTACCTTCTTTTCTTAGTTCATTAAAATTCATTTTTTTAAATGGATAATAGTCTAATTCATTAAAATCTATTGGCACAGCACCTAAAAATACAAAATCTGGATATTTATTTTCATATTGTACTAATGTCTTATTAATATCTAATGTAGATAACCATTGGAACTGTCCTTGTGGACCTTCAGGTCTAAATACTGATGTTTGTAAATATTCTTTATCTTCTTTAGGTATATTATCAAAAATTTTATTATTAACCCATTCACTGTGATTTGTATTTTTAAATCGTTTTTGAAATTCAAATAATAAATATGTTTTATATTTATCTGGCGATAATTCCTCTAAAGTATCAAATAATGAAATAGAATTTTCTTTATTTTTTTTATTATATGCAATTGCCATTTTAACTAATAAATTTAAAGGAATACATGAACCATTTTCAAATGTCATTGTTGGTCCACATTTTTTATCACCATCGTTTTTAGGTGTTACCTTTTCTACATCTATATATGGAATTGGTAATTTTTGTGTTTCAATTGACATATATTTTATATATATTTATAAAATATAAAAAGTTATGAAATTATTAAATCCTCTATTTTAATTTCATCAAAGAAATATGTTTTATTCATTTTATCTATAACTCCTACTACATCCTTGTTTTTATCCCATATCCATCCCATTTTTTTATCTATATAAAATTTTTCATTATCTTTTAAATATAAATCAAAAATTTTATATGCTAATTTATCATTCATGTTATTAATATCAATCTGATCTACTTTCTTTTTCATTATATCTTTATATTTTTATATGTTTATATGTATAACTTTCCTATATTTATTTTATATCAATTTTTTATATAAAAAACTTAACCATATTACTTTTTTGTTTTATTACTTTTTTGTTTTATTACTTTTTTGTTTTATTACTTTTTTGTTTTATTACTTTTTATTTTATTTTCTTCTATTTTATTTTCTTCTATTTTATTTTCTTCTATTTTATTTTCTTCTATTTTATTTTCTGTTATAGTTTTACTATTTATTAAATTATCCAAATAAGTAATAATTTTCTCATTCATCTTTTTTGGTAAACTATCAATATATTCTTTCCATTTTTGAGACATATCGTTATCTTCTCTAAGTAATTCTACATAGTTCCATATTTTCTTTAATATTGGTAATACTTGGTTAAACCATTCTTTATCTCTCATAATCAGAGTACAATTCTTTTCTAATATTCTCCAATATATAATTCTATTTAATTTAACATCTTTTCTTCTTGAAATTTTATCAACTTCGTTTAATAACCATTCATCTAATTCTTTATTTGTCATATCAATTTTTGGTTGATAAATGAATGATGTATTATCAAAAATTATCTTATCTGTTATTCTACCATCTTTAATATCTTCATCACATATTTTTAAGGGAACCAATTCAATTAATGCCCCTTTTTCAAAACCTGATTTTAAACTTAAAAATTCATTATTATCAGAACTATCAACACTATCATTTAAAAAATCTTCTCTTGATCTATATTCTTCAATACTACATTGGACGAAATCACATTCATCTAGATTACAACATTCTAATTGTTGTTGAACCTGACACCAATAATAAATAGGACAAATTTCACCTTTAACTTCTCCCTCATATTTTATTTTTCTAAATAAAGGACATTTAATTTCTAACATTCTACCTACTAACGGTGATTTTGTTTTTCCATCTCTCTTAAATGGACCACAAATACCATCTGGACTAGCACCTAAAAATAAATGTTCCGGATGACCTAATAATCCAAATTCATCAACAACTGTATCATAATTATATTCATACATTAATGTTACCACATTCTCAAATTTCTTACCGTGATAACAACTATTATTTGTTTCAAATGTAGAACCAAATACTTTCTTTAAAATAAAGTTAAACTGTGGTTCATATTTATTCTCTCCTAATACAGCCCCACAATCAGATGCTGTAATTTTATTATTCCTCATTTCAAACCATTCTTTTGAACGCTGTTCTGGTAATACTATTTGTCTCAATTTATTAAATATATCAACTCTTGTTTTATATTCTGCATCTGTAATTGGTTGATTTATTGTGTTAGATACTATAGATGTTGAAGATGTTGTTAATGTTGTTGATGTTGTTGATGTATTTGTTTTAGTTTTAGTTTTTTTAAATTTTATTTTTTTTGTTAATTCATCTACAAGAGCATCTTCTTCCATTATATCTAATAAACTATAATCTTCATCTGTTTTAATGATTTTTTCAATCTTTTCATAATTATTTACGTTATTATCAATAATATATTTTGAATATTTATCTAATATTTTCTTATAATTATCCATTATTAATTAATAATATCTTTTTAATTTTAAATTAAAAAAGTATATATGTATAAAAATTAATTATTTTTAGACATAATTAATATATTATCTTAAAATTACTAATTAAATTATAGTGTAAAAATAACATTCATTTATACTAATAGAAAAACAATTTTATATATAAAAAAGTTAAATTTAATATTTTTTATTGATAAAATGTTATTATATAATTTATTTAATAATATCAGTTAGCTGTTTAAAAGTCATAACTCTAACTTTACAGCAATATCTTTTTAAATTAAGACTATCAACTAATTTAGTTTTTAGCTCTAATTTAATATCATCATCTGTATTAGGATTAT